AAATGCGAGAGCGTCATCAACTTTCTTTGCTGCTGCAATTCGAAGGGAGAACCAAGGCCGAACATTCAGCTGGTTATCAACTCATCGAAGTACATGCTCGATTTCATTAAGCAGACACCTCCGCAGTTTCAAATCTCGGCAAAGTGCTGCGACTACTGCAAAAAGCAATTAGCGCACAGGGTACAAGCGGGATACGAGATGATCGTCACTGGCGAGCGCAGAGACGAAGGCGGCATGAGAAGCGTGCCGAGGAAAGACAACACCGCCCTGTGCTTCGGAGAGACAGCAAACGGCCAGTATCGGCTGCGCCCGCTCTACTATGTGAGCGATAAAGATAAGGCGTGGTATAAAGAACGGCACAACGTTCGATACTCTGACGCTTACGAGGTATACGGGCTTACAAGAACAGGCTGCTGCGGATGCCCTATCTCGTACAAAGCGGTGGAAGATCTTGAGAAGATAGCGAAGTTCGAGCCAAATGTAGCGAAAGCCGCATGGAATATCTTCGGGGACTCCTACAGATACAGACAACAGTACAACGAATACAAGGCGAAGAGGGTAGAAGAAGAAAAGGCAGAGAAGGCCAGACAGAAGGCCGAAGGGGCTCTTGATGGCCAGCTTCGGTTAGAAGTATAAGGAGGAACAACATGCAGAAACTCATTGATACCATTGCCGTGTTGGGCTTCGGCCTGGTCATCGTTGCGGCACTCACCATGGAGGCGCACGTCGTCCAGAGCCTGGTCACCTGCCTGATCGGCGCGGTGCTGATTATCCCACACCTTCGCCTCACATACTTGAGGGAGAGCAGATGAGCGAGAGGGTCAGCGTCAAGGAAGCGGCCGAGATGCTGGAGGTGTCGGAAAATATCATCAGAATGATGTGTAAGACCGGACAGCTCGGCAAGGTAGTGCAGGACGGACAGAGGTCTATCTTCCTCATCTACCGGAAACAGGTCGCAAAAATAAAAGATGCCCCGGCGGCAACCGGGGCGGACTTGAAACGAAGCATCTCTGAACGATCATCAAAAGAAAAACTTCACAAAGAAAGGATACCACAGAAAGCGGATTCCCGCAAGTGGTAAAAGGGTAATTATGGTAGATTTCAAGGAATTATATGCAGTCAACGTGAACGACAACGTTGAGAAGAAGAACGGTCTGACCTATTTGAGTTGGGCATGGGCGTGGGCGGAGTTCCTGAAGAGATATCCGCAGGCGGAATACGAGATCGTTAAGTTCGACGGCCTGCCTTATGTGTACGATGCCAATACTGGTTACATGGTTTATACGCGCGTCACTGTCGACGATCTGACCAGGGAGATGTGGCTGCCGGTTATGGATGGAGCGAACAAGGCGATGCTGGCACTGCCGTATAAGTACACCGACAGATACGGAAAAGAGCATACCGTCGCAAGCGCGACCATGTTCGACATCAATAAGACCATCATGAGATGCCTGGTGAAGAACCTTGCCATGTTTGGGCTCGGTCTGTACATCTACGCAGGAGAAGACCTGCCGGAAGAGGAACAGAGCGCACCGAAGACATTGCCCTCTAAAGGGCCTGTAATGCCCGAGAAGGCCTCCAAGAAGGACATAGAGTATATTTCTACCAACGCCACAGATACCGAGCTTAAAACGATCGTAGGCGTCTATGGTGTGCCATCCCTCGAGATGCTGACAGCTGATCAGGCTCGGAAGTGCATCTTAGCAATTAACAAGAGAAAGATGGAGGAAAGCCATGCCAAATGATTTATCGGTTCTGAAGGAGTGGGAAGACCACTGGCTTGATCCGGATTCGGATTGGACGATGGAACCTGATTGGGACGAAGAACGGGAAGACATCGACTGGATGTACGAACAGTTCGATGATGACAGACTGGAGGCGAATCAATGAATATCGCAATTCTCTGCGGGCGGCTCGTTGCCGATCCGGAAGTCAGATATACAAATAACAAGAAAGCTACTTGCCGCTTCAAGGTAGCGGTCAACAGGATCAGCGAGGGCGCGGACTTCATCCAGTGCATCGCATGGGAGAAGACCGCCGAGAACCTTGGCAAGTATGTGAAGAAGGGCGACCGTATTTTGGTCAGCGGAAGCATCACCACAGGGTCATACGAGAAGGATGGTAAAAAGGTTTACACAACGGACGTCACCGCGCGCACCATCCAGTTTCTCGATATGCACAAGCAGGACGGAGGCTTCAAGCCTGCCGATGATGAGATCCCTGTAGAGTTCACTCAGGCCGACTTAGATGAGGGCTTGCCGTTCTGATGGAAGATAATCTTTATTTGGAGATCCAGCAGAAACAGAAAGAGCTGGACGTGGCCATCAAGGCAATCCGAAAGACAGGAACAGCCTTCGCCGAACGGGAGCGGGATTATAAGATCCTGCTCCGGACGGAGGCCCTCAAACTCCGCGACCAGGGCATGGCTGTCGGCATGATCGACAAGGTAGTCTATGGCATCCCTACAGTGGCAACCGCCCGCTTCCAGAGAGATTGTGCGGAGGCGGTCTATGATGCCAATAAGGAGAGCATTAACAGCCTGAAACTTCAGCTGAGGCTACTGGATGCCCAGCTGAGCAGGGAGTGGGGTGCAACGCGATGAGCAAGTCAATCATATCGAATGATTATGAGTGCATCGTCTGCGGAGCCACAGAGCACCTTCACCGCCATCATATCTTCTTCGGCCGTGACAATCGAGGCGTATCGGAAAGAGAAGGGTGTTGGTGCTACCTCTGCTCAAGGCATCACAACGCCTCCGGCTACGGAGTCCACTACAACAAGAAGCTGGATCTGAAGCTGAAGAAGCAGTGCGAGAGAAAGTGGCTCGAGATCCATGACGCCACTATAGAAGACTTCATCGCAGTCTTCGGGAGGAACTATCTTGAATAGCAAGGTAAAAGGGAAGCGGTTTGAACTGGAGCTTGCCGCCAAATTAAGGGAGGCCGGCTACGAGGCACGAAGAACAGCCCAGTACGCCGGAAACACCGGGGAAGCGGCTGATGTAGTCGGTCTTCCTGGCATCCACATCGAGGCAAAGCACCAGGAGACCATGAGGCTCTATGAATGGATGGAGCAGGCAGTCAGAGACACCACGAACGATGACCTACCGGCAGTCTTCCACCGGAAGAACCGTGAAGGCATCCTCGTCACCATGAGGTTCGATGACTGGATGCAGCTGTACAAGGAGGCGCATCATGCTGAAAGCTAAAGACTGTCCGCTCTGTGCGGACATCGGTGTAGAGTCAAAACCACGTATCGGTTTGCACTTTGGTATGTATCAGATTTTCGCTGTATGCGAGTGCCCTAACTGCGAGAACTCGGTTGTCTTCGACATCGGCGTAGGCCATGCAAGACCCAAGTTCGTGGAATGGGAGAAGATAGACATGATGTTAGAAAAGGCGGTAAGAGAATGGAACAAGCGCGTATGAACCAAAAGGAACTGGTCATCCAGTACATGAATGACTTCGGCAGCATAACCACCATCGAGGCCTTCACCGATCTGGGCATCACGAAGCTGACGACCCGGATCTCGGAGTTACGCAAGGACGGCTTCATCATCGCCAGCAAGAAGATCGACAAGAAGAACCGCTACGGCAAGCCTGTCAAATTCAATCGCTACTGGCTGGAGGCAGTATAATGGCGGAAAGAAGAATGTTTGCGAAAACCATCATCGATTCGGATGCCTTCATCGACATGCCGGTTACGGCCAGGTTGTTATACTACGACCTGTCGATGAGGGCCGATGATGACGGCTTCGTAAATTCACCGAAGAAGATCATGCGGATGATCGGAGCATCACAGGATGACATGGCGATGCTGATCATGAAAAAATTCATCATCCCATTCGACAACGGCATCGTGGTCATCAAGCATTGGAGAATCCACAATTACATCCGGAAGGACATGTACCACGAAACCAAGTACAAGGAGCAGAAAGAACTCCTTGCCCTGGACGAAAACAACGCCTATACGCTCAATTACGATGATGCCGTAACGAATCCGTTACAGGTTCGTGACGAAGTCGTTACGAGTCCGTCGACGCAGGATAGGTTAGGTAAGGATAGGTTAGGTAAGGATAGGTTAGGAAACACCAGGGCGGGCGATCCGGTCGAAGAGTATACCGACAATCCTGACCTACAGGATGCTATTCGCGATTTCATCAAGATGCGGAAGACCATGAAAAAGCCTATGACCGATAGGGCGATAGGATTGATGCTGAACAAGCTTCAGAACCTGTCTGATAGCGAGGACGGACAGATAGAGATTCTTAATCAATCCATAGAGCATAATTGGCAATCGGTTTATCCGCTGGACGAAAAGAAACCGCAGACAAGCGAGGCTCCTGTGCAGGCGCATCCGGAATGGGACTACGCAGAGCTGCAGAGGCGAGCTGAAGAGAGAGGGCTACAACGATGAGATACCAGGAGGGCATAACCGTCCTTGACTCTGTGGACTGCGAGGTGGCCGCCCACGCCTGCCGACACTATCTGGTGTGGCTTGATACGGTGAAAGCAACCACGAAGGCAGCAGAGCCATATGGACGGGCAATCGAGGAGGAGATCGCGCTGGCGAGGAGCCTGCGGCGGTCGTTTGAGGCAAGAGCGAAGAAGGAGGAACGAGATGGAGAAAATCAAGGTAATCATCAAGCGTCCTGAAGAGGTTGTCGGACGCGAGGAAAGAATCGACAATACCCTTGAAGCACTCCAGGAAGCGGTCGGAGGATACATCGAGACCTTAACGATCCTAAGGAATCCGGATGTAATCATCATCATGAACGAGGACG